TCCTCACAAGTACAAGTGGAGGGATCATCTTTCTTTGAGATCATAACAATCCGTTCTTCGATCCTGCCACACTTTATGCAGCGATAATCATAGTTGGGCATTTTACAAAATTTCCGGAAATGATGCCGCTACTAAACTTTTTGTGATCCTTGAGTATTTCCGAGTAAATTTTTTATCTTTTGCGGCAATGAGAATTTTTGCGTCGGCCGCTGACAAGGATTCAAGTATTGCAATAAACCACTTTTCTTTCCGTACTTTTGCATAGTTGGCCTGCTTTGTGCATTTATCAATATTTAGAAATACCTTTCGCATACTTATAATAGGAAACCGTGTTTCCTTATTTTCTGTGTATGGCGGAGCACCTTCAGGTAGATCCAACTGAATCTTATCATTAAATGCTAACTGTAAGATGGTTTTAATCTGTCGGTATGCATTTCTTTGTAGATACGCTATTCGCGAATCACGATCATCAATCTTCTGTAAATTAGCGAAGACTTCATGTGGCATTAATGTAATTTTATCTTTCATCATCATCATAATAGTATTATTTATTAAAAAAATCTTGGGCGGATTCAATCAACGGTCCACAACGGGATCTGATCAAAAAATTAAAAACCTTGTTGTTATTTTTCCCCTGTTGTTCCTTGACTTGTGTCATACACTCTTCGCCAATTTCGGGTGGTGTCCTGCCGAGATCTATCATCCACTCATTTCGTTGGTAGTTGCGCCAGACATTTGAGGACATATAATTACTTAAATTGTCGCGGTGGGGCCACCAATCATCAATTCTATTTTTTCTAAGAGGTGTTTGACGCAATCCATCCGTAAAGGTATTATCTGGACTTAACACATTAGGAACTCCATCACTGACATCCCCCCTACAAATATGTTCAAAAAGATATCGGCGAGGATTATCACAGGTTAAAAATTGGCGACGAATAGGACTATATTGTCGAACATTGTCATACTTTTGCAACTGAAGGAAGTCCTTATCGGAAGAGATGATAATTACTTTTTCCCAGAGGTGGAGCACGGAGTCGAACCTTTGATCAAGTGGGGTTTGACTACATTGATGAATCAGACTCCCGATGATATCGTCGGCCTCAGCCCGCTCCACCGAGATCACAGGATATGCAAAATTTTCTTTCAATTCCTCTTGAATTTTATTACTCGTCAGGAAAAAATTATTCCAGTCAAGAGTTGATTTTTCTCTGTTTTTTTTCCTCGCGGCCTTGTATTCTGGATAGATTTCCTTCCGCCATGATGTTTGATCACAAGCGATAACCATGCGTCCGTACTCTTTTCGGTGGGTGGAATTGTAGAACCTGATCGAATTTAGAATTAGATTGCGTAGAAGTGATTCGTCTATGTCCGACGGGTTTTTTCTGGAGAACGCCGCTGCGACGGAGATGGCACTGAAGTCAAGTATTATCATAATATAAAATTCAAAGTTTTATCATTTTTTGAATACGTTCTGCTAAAAATCTAATTCTTTGAGCATTCGGGTCCGAATTAATGATAATAATTGGATATCCATGGCGGAGGAGATCATCGATATATTGTGAAATGTTGTGTAACTGATTATAATAATCTTCTTTTTTCTTTCTCTCAAAAGCCACCCCGTATACGTGTTCTGGCAGGTCACGCAACTCATCCAATCCGTTGTATACAAGGAGTTGGTTGATGAGTTCGCCAATAGTTATGCCCCTACTCTGGGATTCTGTGAGAAGGCATTGATGTGTCTCAACAGGAACATAAGTTCGCAGCCATTTTTTATTTTCCATGATATACTACTATAAACTAAAGTATAAAAAAAGTCAAGGTTTTTCTGTATCTTTTTTCAAACATAAACGGTAACGTTCAACCTACCGATCCTTCCATCTCCATATCGATGAGCCGCTTGAGTTCTACACTGTATTCCATAGGGAATTGTTTCACCAGATCGTTGATGAATCCATTCACAGCAAGACTCATGGCTTCTCCTTCGTTGAGACCACGCTGCATAAGATAGAAAATTTGTTCTGCATTCACTTTGGAGACACTGGCTTCGTGTTGAACAGAGTTATTGGCCCCTCGTACCGTGATCGCAGGATAGGTGTCTGTGCGGCTATTGGTATTGATCAGTAGCGCATCACATTCCGTGTTATTCCTACACCCTTTTAGGTGTTTGGGAATATGGACTAGACCACGGTAGGTAGAACGGCCTTCTCCAACAGATATGCTCTTAGCAATAATGTTGCTCGTCGTTTCGTCGGCTGCATGAATCATTTTGGCACCAGTATCCTGATGCTGACCGTCTCCGGCCAATGCAATGGAAAGGACTTCGCCGCGAGCCCGCCGGCCTTTGAGAATAACACCCGGATACTTCATGGTTAATCGGGAACCAATATTACAATCGATCCACTTGATCTCGGCGTCTTCATAAGCAATCCCACGTTTGGTAACGAGGTTAAATACATTGGAACTCCAATTCTGGACGGTGATGTACTGAATCTTGGCGCCTTTCAGAGCAACCAGTTCTACTACAGCGGAGTGCAGCGTGGTGGTCTCGAACTTTGGAGCAGTGCATCCTTCCATGTAGGTAATTTCTGCTCCTTCATCTGCGATGATCAAGGTACGTTCAAACTGGCCGAAGTTTTCAGCATTGATTCGGAAATAGGCTTGCAGAGGTTGCTTCACTTTTACTCCAGGCGGAACGTAAATGAAACTACCTCCTGAGAAAACCGCACTGTTCAATGCGCTAAATTTATTATCTCCGGTAGGAATAACTTTTCCAAAGTACTTGCGAAAAATCTCTGGATGATCTTTCAGGCCTTCGGTTGACCCGACAAAAATGACCCCTTCCTTCGAAAGTTCGTCCTTCATTCTTGAATACGCCGCTTCACTATCGAACTGCGCTTCAACACCCGCGAGAAATGCACGTTCCTGCTCTGGGATACCAAGACGTTCGAAGGTTGCTTTTATATCGTCTGGGACATCATCCCAAGTGCGACTGGGTTCTTGCCCCTTAGAAAGATAGTAACGGAATTTGTCGAAATCGATGTTCTCCAGATCCTTTGTCGCCCAGTGAGTTGGCAGTGGTTTTGAGTTGAATACTTCCAGAGCCTTGAGGCGGAAGGCACGAATCCAGTCGTCTTCTCCTTTTACGTCGGTGATATAGTTTACGGTGGCCTCACTCAGGCCTATGCCTGCGTCAAAATCGTATTGAGTGTCGTAACTGAAATTACCCTTTTCTCTATCGATATTTATGGCTGTTTCTATGCTCATGGTAATTGCTTTATTTTTTGATTACGTGTTTCCGATGAATTTTACCTCCGATGAAGGAGTTATAGTATTCATCTGGTTTCAATAGAACGTGATTCGTCAGCTGATACCACATCTCCCAGTATGACATTTCTCCTTTTGATTCACAAAGTCTTAGAATTTTTCGTTCAAATCTCTTTTGTCCATTTTTTTCTATTAAAAACTGGACATTTTTACTGGAGCCATAATATATTTTCCAATCAGATTCCTTGACGACCTTACGTTTTCTTTTCTGACCTTTGAGCGGCGGCAACCTTCTTGTACTGAAAAGGTTTTTTTTGCCGATATATCGCTTATCATTTTCAGTATCACGAAGTTCATATACAAAGCCGATTGCATCACCACGGTCTTCAATTTTGAATTCTTTGCCATCAAATATCCACATAAGGATATTTATATTTATTCGTCTTCCGTGAATGGAAAATATGAGGGATCGTCAATGTCATCACTCCCACAGAATGGACAAAATGTGGGATGGTCGTTGTCACTGTGCCCAAACTCATCTTCAAGAGTTTCCACAATTTCAGCATCGGCCCATGCTACTTCAAAAACTGCCTTGCAATCGCCACAGAATAATTTTTCATGTCCTATCATACTTTTTAGCCCTCACACACACCACAGCGATTTATTTCTCTTGCGAGCTCTTGAGCTGGGTTAGCCGAGCGTTGGTAATACAATGATTTTATACCCTGTTCCCACGCATAGATCATCAGATCGTTCACATCCTTGGGTCGAGTATTTGGTGGAATCATTATGTTCAATGACTGCCCCTGATCCACAAACGGTTGTCGGGCGGCCGCTTGATCGATAATTTCTCTTTGTGAAATTTCGCCGAATGTTTTAAAAACATCTTTTTCATCTTTTGAAAGTCGTCGAAGATGCTGAACAGAACCTCCCCGTTCCAAAACTGATCGCCATTCTTT